AACACAAGCCATTTATACCGTCCTTACCGCCTCGGCTCCCCTCATGGCGAAAATCACAGGTGTCTATGACGTGGTCCCGGAGGGTACGGACGGGCCGTACATCGCCCTCGGATATCAGCAGTCCCTCCGCGGCAGGATCATCGACGAGACGGAACGCACCTGGTACTACGACCTGGACATCTGGAGCAGCTACCAGGGCAGGAAAGAGGTGCTGGAAATCGCCGACCTTGTGCGGGCGGCACTCCCTCCCGAGTGGTTCTATGAGGAGCTGACGGTGCTGAAAGATCCCTCGGGCTGGTACCATGGCGTTTTGGCGATCAAGGGATATGACAGATAGGAGATGATTCTATGGGCGCAACGGCATCTAAAGTAAGCGTTCTGAAATTGACGGTGGGAGCAACCCCCACGGCTCTCGGGGAGGTCAGAAGTTTTAGCATTGAGACCGCCCTCGGGACGATTGACGTAAGCACACTTTCGACGGACTGGAAAAAATACCTTGTCGGACAGGCGGGATGGAGCGGAAGCCTTGAATGCTTCTACGATCCCACGGACGCGGCACAGGCAGATCTCGTGAGCAAGGCGCGGGCGGGCACGATCTGCACCCTCACCGTGCAGCCCCTCGGGGCGGGTGCAGGGAAAACCCAGCTTTCCGGCACGTGCTACGTGACCAGCATGTCAATCACCGGAGCGACGGAAGACGCGGTAGGAGTCTCTTTCAGCTTCCAGGGAACCGGAGAGCTTGCTCTTGCCTCCGATGCCTCGTAGGGGGTGGCTGAATGGGAGCTTTAGCGGCAAAGAAAGCAATCATCAAGTTCGACATTTTGGGGACGAAAACGAGCATCGGAGAGGTCCGTTCCTTCTCGGTGGAGACATCGCTCGGGACAATCGATGTTTCTACCCTTTCAACCGACTGGAAGAAATACCTCGTCGGCCAGGCGGGATGGTCCGCAAGCATGGATCTCTTTTATGACCCGACAGACCCCGGACAGGAAGAACTCGCAACCCGCGCTCTTGCAGGTACGCCTTGTGAATTCACGTTTCTACCCTTCGGAGAGGACGAGGTGTATGTGCTCGATCTCGGAGGTGCGACCGGAGGCACGTTTACACTCGGAGACGGCGCCACCATCGTTACCTCCTCGCTGGTTCACGACGCAACGCTGACGGAGATTCAGACCGCACTGCGCACGGCCTATGACGAGCCGGGCATTTTCCTCGCAGAGGGGACGGGCACCATTATTATCTCCTTCCCCACGGGTGTGGCTGCTGGACTGGCCATTCAATCCTCTCTCACGGGCGGGGAGGCGGCGACTTGCGTGTTGCAGGACGAGCCCGCCGTTTACGTTGGAACCGGCTCTATCACCTCGTGGAGCCCTTCGGGAGCCACCGAGGATGCCGTTGGGGTGTCAATTTCCGTCCAGGGAGACGGGGAACTGGAGTTGAACCCGGTATGAAGCTGAAAAAACTACAATATGGAATCAACGCTATCCGGGCATTGGTGAAGGAAACCGGAAAAACGCCGCCTGAAATCTTGGAGTCCGGCTTCGATCCCCGAGATATCGAGTTCGGGGTGGCGCTCATTTGGGCGGGGCTCCTCTGGCAGGACAAAAGCCTGACCCTTGAACAGGTGGGAGACCTTCTCGATGAGGCTGAGGATGGGGCGTATTTTGAACTCGTCACCCTGGCTGTGAATGGCTTGGTCGCCTCCTTCCAGCGGAGCTTTGGAATCCAGGAGGAAGCCGGAGAGCCGGAAGAGCCGGAAAAAAACTGACCGCAGGGGACTGGGAGCAAGCCGCTGCTGATCTGTTGCTGACGGCTCTTGGTCCCCTGCGTCTCTCCTATGATGACGTGTGGACCCTCACGTGGGGTGAAGTGGAAGACCTTGTCTATGCCTGGCGGTACTCGGAATTTTTGGAGACGCAAAAACGAGCGCAGCACGCCGCATGGCTCATGAACGCCACCGGGAATCTGAAAAGGCCCGTGAGGGTTGAGGACCTGTCCGGGTTCTGGGTAGATGGCGAAGTGCTGAGCAAAAACGAATACCACGAATTCCAGAAGCGGCGAATCCAGGCCAGGAAGGAGCGCAGGAATGGCTAAAAAGAAAATCACATATGCGTTCGGCGCGGACCTCTCCGGCCTTGAGCGTGGATGGAAGCGCATCGATAGACAGATGCGCACAATGTCCGCAAAAATGGAGCGCACCGGGCGAGCCATGACCACGGCGTTCACCGTTCCCTTGGCTGCCATCGGGACCATGGCGACGAAAGCCGCCCTTGACGTGGACAAGGCGCTCCAGAACATCGCCCGGGGAACCGGTGCCACCGGGAAGGCCCTCGGCGATCTCCAGAAGGAATGGAGGGGGCTCGCAGGATCTGTATCTCAAAACTTTGAGACCTCCGCCCAGGTGCTGGCCGATTACAACACCCGGCTTGGATTGACAGGGAAAGCACTTTCGGGGCTTTCGAAACAGGCCCTCGATGCGGGGCGAATGATGGGAGAGGACGTCACCCAGGTGGTGGCGGAATCCTCCAAGGCTATGCAGGACTGGGGCGTGAAGGCTGGCGAAATGGCCGCCTTCATGGACAAGATTTTTATCGCCTCTCAAAGTACCGGAATCGGCATGGCGAAACTCTCCTCCCAGATGTACAAATACGGTTCAGCATTAAGGCAGATGGGCTTTGATGCTAATGACACTGTGGCGATGCTGGCACAGTTCGAAAAACAGGGCGTCAACACCGAGCTTGTGCTTGGGTCTCTGCGGATTGCCCTGGGACAGCTCGCAAAGGCTGGGATTACCGACGCAGGGGAAGCCTTCCGGCAACTTGCGGAGGACATAAAGAGAACAGAGTCTCCGGCCGAGGCCGTGGGGAAAGCGATAAAACTCTTCGGTGCTCGTGCCGGGGCTGACATGGCCGCCGCCATACGGGAAGGCCGCTTTGAGGTTGGAGAATTGGCGGCTGCCCTTGAAACGGCCCAGGGAGCCATAGAGCGTAACAGTGACGCTACAAAAACCTTCGGGGATCAATGGGCGGAGACGAAAAATCAAGTGTCCCTCTCCATAGAGCCTATCGGTCGGGAAATACTGAAGCTCGCAAACAGCGTTTTGCCCTCCCTCCAAGCGAAAGCCGAAAGCCTCGGAGTGGCAATCGGGAACATGAGCGACGAGAGCAAAAAGAAAATGATTGCTCTCGCCGGCGTCCTTGCTGCTGGGGGGCCGCTGGCGATGGCCATGTCCGCCACCCTTACCGCTGTGCGCACGCTCGGAACAGCCATGCTAGCGTTTGCCACCGGCCCGGCGGCCCCCCTCGTAGCGACAGCCGCCGCAGTCTGGGCAATCGTTGAAGCCTTCAAAGCACTCAACGACATGATGAGCAAAACATCGGAGATACAAAAAAGAGCAACAGGCATGACTCCCGAACAGGTGATGAACCGGCAGAGATACCGTGAAATGGCCGGGGAAATATACCGGGAGCGGCACGGAAAGTACCCGGTCACCGCTCCTGATTTTAAAGAGCTGGATTCCATCGTTGACGAACTGCTTGCGGAAGCCCGCAAGCGGATGCAGCAGCAGATCGACATGAAGGGATATGCCCAACGCACGGAAGTGTTGCCCTCTCCCGGGGTTCCCGGTGGAACCATAGACACCGCGACACCGGCGACACCGGCGCCGTTCCAAGGGCTTCCGGAGGCTGAGGCGGCGATCCAGAAGCTCACCGCCGCCGGGCGCGAATCGGTGACGGTGTATTCCCAACTTGCGCAGAAGCTTGCATCTGCTCTGAACATCTCGGAGGCGGAGGCCGAGAAGCGCCTTGAATCGGCGCGAGAGATCGGTGTTCTGACATCCGCCGAGATAACGCGCATGGAAAAGCGGAATGAGTTGCTCGAAGAGGCGCGGATGATCGCGGAGCAGGTGAACGCGACAAAAGAAAAAATAAAGGACACAACTTCCGACCTTGCGGACATGACGAAGCTCTGGGTAAACGACCTTGCCCGGGGACTGGCGGACGCAATCGTGAACGCCAAAGACCTGGGCGACGTGCTCCAAAGCATTGCGAAACAGATCGCCTCTTCAGCCCTTCAAAAGCTCATCGGTGGATGGATCGGCGGTTTATTCGCAGACGGGGCGGCCTTCCAAGACGGGCGCGTCATTCCGTTTGCCAAGGGCGGAATCGTTACCAAACCGACGATCTTTCCCATGGCTCGCGGCATGGGCTTGATGGGCGAAGCGGGGCCGGAGGCGGTCATGCCGCTTAAGCGAGGCGCTGACGGATCCCTTGGCGTGCAGTCCGAAGGCGGCGGAGGTACGCACATCACCATGAACATCAACGCCGTCGACAGCCGTTCCTTCGTGGAGATGATGCGGTCTAACCGGGCATCGGTTGAAAGTATCGTCGTTGAAAACATCATGAAAAACGGTGCGCTTCGCTCCGCGATAAGGGGGCTGGCGTAATGGCAACCTTTACGGCTACGCCGCTTTACTCCTATCAACGCGGCATCAATCACAACGTACTGATAACGGAGTTCGAGAGCGGCAAGGAACAGCGTAAGTACCTGGGCGTGCGTGCCCGGACGTGGACGGTCGGTTTCCGGGATACACCGGCGACAATCAAGGCGATAGAGGATTTCTACAACGACCGCAAGGGCAGCTTCGAGGCGTTCACATGGACACCTCCGGGAGGAAGCGCTATCTCAGTCCGGTTCGAGGAAGGTAGTCTGACGGTGAACTACTACGGCACGCACTACGCCGAATGCGAGGTAACTATGAGGGAAATCTTATGAGCAGGGCAGGCGCGAACTATATAGGGGAGGCTTCCAGTTCGGAAGTCTCCCCGATTCTTTTGGTGCGGGCGCTGGATATCCCGGCGGTCAACAATCCATCCGTCAAGGTCAGTCTTTACCTCACTGGCAATCAATCGGACATCACTTTTTTCAACGAGAACGACGAGGTCCAGCTGTACACGGCGTGCGCCCTTTCTTACGACCAGGTGGCGGCCTCTACGGACAACGAGATAGGCACGGTCAACGTGCGGCTGGACAACGTATCAGGGACGTTTACCTCTCTGGCGAAGGATTACCTTCTCCGTGGCGCTCGCGTTCATCTCTTGGAGACGTTCGCGGACACGCTCGGCTCACCCGACGGGGCGCGGTGGATCTTTCAAGGGCACATCGAGCGGGCGACCATTTCAATCAGCGCGGTAGAGGTCATGGTGAAGGCCGACTTCTCGCTTTCAACGCGGGTTCCGCGCAGGCTCTACTGGGTGAAAGACTTCCCGCATCTCCCGTCCGCAAAAGACCCGCGCACGCTGGCGCTGAAATGATCGGGATACCGTGGAAGGCAAAAGGGCGGGACCGAAGCGGCATCGACTGCGTAGGCCTCGCCCTTCTCGCGCAAAAGGAGCTGTACGGGCGGGAGTATGAATTCCCGTTCGACTACGACCCGGAGACGGGCGACGAGCGCGTTTTGCTCGACTGGCTGGATGGCATCGCCGATGAAGCGGCCGTACCGCAGAATGGAGACCTCGTGATTTATCGCCTTGCCGGGACAGAGAAGCACCACATCGGCACGGTCGTTGACGAGGCGCTGCTCCACATCTATCCGGGCAAAAGTTCAAGAAAGGTTCGATTGCCGATGAAACGCATTTGCAAAATCTACCGGGCGAAGGAGGTGGTACCATGCCGGGAGCCGCGATAGGGGCACTGCTTGGAGCGGCTTTTTCGTCAACGATAATCGGGTGGGGGCTGGCGGCAACATGGCTCGGAGCGATGATGATAGGAGCTTCCATCGGGAGTCTGTTTGACGCACAGGAAATTGACCTCGGAAATTCCACACCGAACTACGCCTTCGGACAGCTTTCCAATACGAAGAGTCAGCTTCTCCCGGTCCCGATCGTGTACGGGCGTTGTCGCATGGGCGGGAACGTGTTCATGCAAACGTTTTATGACGACTCCATGCAGAAGATGGACATGTTTGTCGGCGTCTCGGAGGGTCCGATTCAGTCGATAAAATCCGTGTACGCGAATGATGTTGTGCTCATTGATGAGAACGGCGACGAGGTTCACGAGCTTGTCGAAAGCTCGCTTAATCTCCATCTTGGAGCGCCGGACCAGGTAGCCGACAGCCGCGACCCCGGCGGGAACGCCTATCCGAACACGGCATATGTCGCCCTTACCCTCAAGGCGCAAGACAGACTAACGGGCAACCCGGTCATATCCTCCATCGTGGAGGGACGAAAAGTTTGGACGCCTGCGGGGACAGTATTTTCTCGTAATCCTGCGTGGATCGTGTACGACTTCCTGACGAATACCCGCTACGGCGTTGGCATTCCAACAGACCTGATAGACCTCGACAGCTTCACGGCGGCGGCTACGTATTGCGACGCGCCGATTGACGGTGGGCCGCGATTCACGCTGGACTACATCATCGACACTCAGCGCCCTGCCGTGGACCATTTGCAGGCTATGTTGGGCTGCTTCCGAGGGTACTTTCTCGCCCGTGACAAGATCGAATTGCACGTCGAGCAGGCCGGGAGTGTGTACAAGGCCCTGACTCCGGACAACTTTGTCAAGAACTCTTTCATGTGGTGGCAGAAGAGCGGTGACGACAGCCCGAACAGGATCGTCATCGAGTGGGTCGACCCGAACAACCACTACGAGCAGAGTTCCGCGCCGTTCGAGATCCAAGAGGACATTGCCGCTCGCGGGGTGTACGAGAAATCCATCTCCCTGCTCGGAGTCACGCGCCCGGAGCAGGTGGGGCGGCTTGGAAATTACCTGCTTGAAACGGCGAAGCGGGTACAGAACTTCTGCGCGTTCCAAGTTTCGCTGAAGGATGCGGATATCGAGGCCGGGGAGATCGTCAGCATCACCTACCCCGACTTCACCGGGTGGAGCGCAAAGCCCTTTAGAGTGCTGGCCGTGCAGGACGAAGGACAGACTGGGAACGTCACCATCACCTGCGCGGAATACGATGCGGCGGTGTACTCCGACGATGGGCTGAACGTCGATAGCCCGATCCAGGACAGTCCGCCGGTCACGTATGACGACGTGTACGCGCTGGTGTTGGAGGACGTAGGGCATCAAGAGGGCGATGGTACATGGGTTCCGATCATCAGAGCGACATGGCAAAATCCATCCGACTACACGCCGACGGCGATTAATGTACGGTGGCGATATGTTGCGGACGAAGGAGAGCCGGAAGAGGAATGGACGCTTCACGTCAACAGTACGCGCCTGATAACGCAGACCAACATTCCAAGCCTTAAAACCGGGCGCGAAGTCGAAGTCTGGGTGAATTGCGTTCGACCGGACACCGGGACGGAAACGACCGGAAAAACGGCGTCGATCATCGTAGGGAAAGACGTGGAAGCCCCCGACGCACCGACTGGACTAACGGCTACGGGATGGTTCGGTTCGATCATCCTTGAATGGATAAATCCGACCGCGCCCGACTTGTCTCATATCGAAATCTGGGAAAACGCGGTCGACGACCGGGACACCGCAGTAAAAATTGCCGAGACAAAAGGGACGTCATACCAGCGGTATGTGGGTTCGTTCATCACCCGCTACTATTGGGTGAGGGCGGTGGATTTATCAGGCAATATCGGGCCATGGAACGCCCTGGCGGGCACGGCGGGCAACTCCGACCAGGAGAACCATCAGGTTTTCGTGGATCTGTTGCTTGAGGAAAACCCGTATCTGAACAAGGCCATCGACGATCTGAACACGCGGATCGATCCGATAGAAGTAGATATCGGAGATATTACCGGCAGGCTGGAGACCGTCGAAGTTGATCTTCCCGGAGCGGTACAGCGGCTCGCGGAGAGAATGAAGGAAATCGACGCGGACGTTATGGATCAACTTCGCTCCGTCTCCGCGTCTGCGGTCGATGCGTTGCTGAACATCGCTGAGATCGGGCAGCGAATCACGGACGCCGGGATTGTGGTGGACCCGGACAGCGGCGAGGTCAGAATCTGGGCCGTCGATCAGCTACGAACGGAGCACGGAGTTAGGCTGTCGAATGCGGAACAGCTTATCAGCGCCCAAGCCGGCATAATCTCGCAAAAGGTCGGGATTGCGGACGTAGACGCAAGGATTGCCGAAGCGGTATTCGGAGACGTCGGCGAGTTGTTGGTATCAGGGCTTGAGGCACACATCACGAGCGTCGAGCAGGAGCTTAACGCCGCGAAAGCGGAATTGACGCAGAAGGCTAACAGCATAGAAGTAGATGAGATAGGCGGACGTGTAGGTACTGCGGAAACGGAAATCTCAGGGCTTAAGGCGTCCGTTGCGTTGAAGGCGAATCAGGAAGAGGTGGACGAACTCACTTCCAGAGTGACAACCGCTGAATCTACGGTTGACGCCCTAAACGGAACCATCGGCTCGGAAATAGTCGCCATCGGTCAGGAAGGGCGTGACCTGGCGAATCTCACCGCCGAGGGTTTGGTAGAAGCCATCCTCAACGATGCGGACAACCACGATAGGTCCAAGGTAAGCCTCGCTATGGCAAAAGAGGAGTTGTACGCCAATATAGAGGATGGGCTAGAAGCCGAGGCAGGCCAGAGGGCGGAACTTGCCGCTGTGGTTGACGACAACAAGGCACTGATACTCGAAGAGAAGGCGGTTAGAGCCACGCAGGACGAAGCAATAGCGTCCTCTGTGGAGTTATTGACCGCCAGGGTAGGAGATGCAGAAACATCCGTCCAGACCGAAGCCGAAGCGAGGTCTACGGAAACAGCGTCCCAGGGTGCTTATACCTTTAACATGATCTCCAAGCTTACGGGGGAAACAGCGGAGGCCGTCGTCGAGGACATTCTGAATCAAGCTGAGGGTAGAGACGTCGCCAAGGAACAATATGCCATTATCCGTGAAGAGTACGATACTAAGATAGAAGAAGGCATATCGTCCGAGGCTAGCAAACGAGAGCTGTTGGCCGTGAAGTTAGATGAAACAGAAGCCGCTATACAGGAAGAGGCATATACCCGCGCCACGCAGTACGAAGCAACTTCCGCCCGGATTGCGACCGTGACGGCAACGGTCGAGAATAATCTGGCCGCGATCCAAAACGAGGTTACGGCACGGGCGGATGCAGACTCAGCTCTAGCCTCTAATGTATCAACATTGTCAACCACGGTCGGAAGTAATACCTCTGCAATACAGACAATTGACAGTTCAGTTGACGGAATTAAATCAAAACACGCCGTAAAGATAGACACAAACGGGTACGTTACAGGCTATGAACTTATTGGCACTGGCGCATCAAGCTCCATGGTATTCCATGTTGATAATTTTCTAGTCGGCAAGCCAGGGACAACAAACAAGTATCCATTTGTCATTGGTACGGTTGACGGTGTATCACGGGTTTCCATGAACAATGCATTCATCCAAGATGCGGCGATCAGCTCAGCGAAGATTAAGGACGCCAACGTTGGGACGTTAAAAATCGAGGGGAACGCTGTTTCTGTCCTGGCGGTGGCATCTGGAGACTCAAAGATAGACCTAGGGGTCATGGGTAGTGATACGTATCACCAGGTGCTCTCTCTCACTGTATCAACCCTGGCGGGCTATCCAATGATGATTAACTTTACAGCTTCTACCGAGGTAGTCGAGTCTACAATGGCTCTCCGTCTGACACGTAACGGATCTGTTTTATCTGGGCAGGATGAGATTTGGATCACCCAATTTGGATACTCTGGGGCGAGGTTTGCGACTGCCTACACGTTCGTAGACAAATATCCCCCCGGAGGGAACAATACCTATGCTATCTACCTCAAAAAGGTTGGAGGATTGGCGGTTAGAGTCTTTAATCGAGCACTTACAGCATTGCACGTCAAGAGGTGATGAAATGAAAGAATGGACAGAGTTTGATCCGGACGGGCGATACTTTCAAAACTGTAGCTCGACCGATAAGGTTAACCCCTCGACGCAATATTACGTCTTAGGGGAGTACGACGACACCTATTATTATGCTGACGGCAAAGCCATATCTAGGCCGCAGCTCCCTATAACCGTCGCAGGCTCAGTTATTTCAGGCATACCGCAAGGCGCAACGGTCACACTCGGTGAGCAGTCTTTCATTATTGATGATGGTGAAGCTGACATCGAGGGATACACAGGGGTAGTTAAAATCACATGCTGGCCCTACCGCGATGCAGAGGTGGAGATATGAAAATAAAATACAAGCCAACCTCTGCGGAGGTGCGGAAAAAGCGGAAAGCGGAATATTTATCAAAGTATCCGATTGAGATCCAACTTGAGGCAATTACGGAAGCGGCGATGGGGCGCACGACAAAATTAGATGAATTGGTCAAGGGGCTCTCTGACATCAGGGAGTCCCTGCCATTCTCAGAGGAGGTTGAATAATGAGCTGGTATAGAACAGGAACCGTAGCCGTAACGAACGGTTCCAAGACCGTCACTGGGGTCGGAACGCTCTGGACAACCGCTGTCAATGCGGGGGATGCATTCGCCCTTGTGGACGCAAATCTGAACCCTACGGGCGCATGGTACGAGGTGGAGTCCGTCACGAACAATACGACTCTGGTGCTGAAACAGTCCTATACGGGGAGCACCGGGAGTAATAAGCAATACTGCGTGTTCAATCTTGTGGGCAACATGACCACACCGAGCTTCGCCCAGCGGTTGGCGCAGTTTTTCGACAGTTTCCAAGGGTTGCTCGACCAGCCGACCACCACGCCCACGGCATCCAGCATCCCGATCGCCGACGGCAGCGGCAAATTGGCCGCTGGATGGCTCCCGGCAGCCACGACATCGGCCTCCGGCGTGGTCGAGCTGGCGACCGCAGCCGAGGCGCAGGCTGGGACCGACTCCGTGCGGGCGGTGACTTCTTCGGGGCTGCGTGCGGCGCTGCTGGCAGCCGCCCTTAACTATGGGTTTCACCCATCGCTAACTAATGCAGCACCGGCTGATCTCAATACGTTGCTGACCCCTGGTATATATACCGGGCCTGGCGTATCAGGCACATCCAGCTGGCCGGGCGTCAACACCAAGTATGGCTACGTAATCGTGCTTCAGCGGTCGAGCATGCAAGTAATGCAGATGGTGCTGTACCCGTCGTCGACGGGGGTAGAATTTTACATCCGTGCATACACTGACGGCACCTGGACAGCATGGAATGTCTTTGCGCCACCGACTCTCGCCGCCACCTCCACCGACGATGCCACATCGGCAACTGCGGCTCCGCTGAAGAGTGCGGGGGGGCTGGCGGTGGCTAAGGATGCTTGGGTGGGGGGCGATACCCGACTTACTGCGGGAGGAATCCATGGTGGAGGTGTCCTTAATAAGACATTTTGGCATGACTTGCCAGATGCGGGGACGTACAAAATAAAAATTGCCTCTCAAGCGTATATAATTGGGGCATTGGATATCTCTGTATTTGGAACATACGGAACAACTAACAGAGAAGGGTATGCCAGCTACAAGGTCCTATTTAATAGGACTGTTGACTCCATAACTATAATCCCCGTGCAGGCACCAAAGGATACTGGGGGATCTTTTACAACAGGATATTCTTTTAATGTAGCTAAACCAGATACCGACACATTAGAAATAGCAATTACAAAAGGATCTGGTGCCATTTATTACGTGGGTATTCAGGGAGTTTTTACACACCCCCACTTCGCAAAAACTGTAACAACCGAGTTTATCCCAGCATAAAAGGAGAATGCATACATGTTAAATAAACTTGACTCGCTCCACCAGGACGTATCCCAGGCAATCATCCAGCTCCGAGAGTTGGAGCGGTACAAGGATGACTTTACAGTCGCTAAAAAGGCCGAACTACAGGCCACGATCAACCGCCTCCTCGGCGACGCACAGCGGAAGATGGACACCGTAGAGGACCACAGGGCAGATGGTACATGGGAATCCTCTGGGGAATAGTCCCTCTCCTCGTCCATGAAGGCGCCCATTACCTGGCGGCCTTCCTGGTGGGGAGCCGCCTTCGTTTTCGCTTTTCGTGGGGGCGGTTGGGACCGGTCAAGGTACCCAGGTGGACATGGACGTGGCCGGACACGACGCCCCAAAAAATACGTTTCATCTGTCAGGCCGGGTTCCTTCTGGAGCTCGGCCTGATCCCGTTTGCTCCCTGGCAGTATCAGGCGGTGGCCATTATCCATTTTGCCGCTTATCCCTGGTATGCCGGGGATCACAGCGATTTCAGGGGGATGATCTGATGGCGCGATTTGACGATTGTCTACAGGTGGTGCTGGGCTTCGAGGGCGGGTACAGCCACCACGAGGCCGACCGGGGAGGCCGCACGAACTGGGGCATCACGGAGGCGACGCTAAAAGAGGCCCGCAAGCGCGGCATCGTGGGTCACTCCGACATTGCGCGACTCAAAACCCACGAGGCCGCAGCCATCTATGAGGCGCTCTACTGGGTGCCGTCTCGGGCCGACGACATGCCGCAGCCGCTCGACCTCGTCGTCTTCGACTGCGCCGTTAACCACGGCGTCGGGGGGGCCGGTCGCCTCCTGCAGGAGGCGGTCAACGCCGTGATGGACGCCGATCTTGTGGTGGATGGAATCGTCGGACCGGCGACACAGCGAGAGTTAATGAAAGCCCTGGCTGCCAATCGCCCCGAGGCGCTGGCCCTGGCTATGCTGGCCATGAGGGCCCGCTATTTCGTCCGTATCGTCGAGGGCAACCCCAGTCAGCGGGCGTTTTTCTGGGGCTGGGTGCGTCAGAGAGTGGCCAACCTTATCGACAAGCTCAGGAGGTGAGGCCCTGTGAGCGAGGATAGAGTGTATGGACTCCAGCAGGACATTGAGGAGATAAAGGACAGTTTAAAGGAACTGGCCAAGGCATACACGGAACTGGCCCTCCACAACCAGCGTCTCGTGACGTTGGAACAAGGGCTCCAGGGTATCACCAAGGACGTCCGGCGCATACAGGAGACATGCCTCGTGCGGGGCGCAAAGTTAGACCGACTGGGCGAGGCCCCCCAGGACTGGTGGGAGCGGAACTTCTCGTCCGCCGGGGTTAAATTACTCTGGCTCGTCGTCGGCGGCATCGTGGGGACGATCATCGCGAGGTATGCGAGATGAAGAATATCGCACAATGGCCGTTGCGAAAACCGTTAGCGCTGTTCGCCGCCGCACTCGTGGGCGGCGTCGTCGTCTGGAGCCTGGTCTGTCAACGCGATATCCCGCCCAACGTCAAGGATCTGACTCAGTGGTTCGCGGGTATCGTCCTGGCGGCCTATTTCGCGTCGAGCACGACGGAGGCGGTGAAGGGGGTCGAGAAGCGATGTCCGAGCGACGGTGGCTAGGCTGGCTGGCGGCTCTGGCGACAGCTCTGGCCTGGCTCGCTCGGGAGCTGCTTGTGGGCAAGACGCAGGAGCCCAAGCCCGTCGAGAGGACAAAGGAGAAGGAGCGAGAGATTGTGGACGAAAGGGGGCGACACGATGAGGAGATCAGGAACGCAGAGGACGAGGCTCGTCGCCTGGTCGATGCTGCTGGCCTCGACGATCTTGTGGCTCGTGCCAATGAGCGTCTGCGCCGAAGTGAGGGTGACAGCTGACGGCGAGGTCGTGATGACGGCTGAGGATTTCCGGGCGATCATGGCTGACCTGGAGGCAGCAGAGGCGACGCGAGACGCCCTTGATGCCGCTCTCGCCACGGAGAGGGCGCGGGTGGACGACTACATGCTGGAGGTAGAGTCGCTGAGGTCCATCCTTGAGATCGAGAGGGACTCGTTCCGATCGGCGAGGCTTTCGGCAACAAAAGACAAATTCATCTGGGGATTCGTGGGGGCCCTCCTCGGGGCCGCCGCGAATAACTAGGGAGAGGAGGTGGAGCAATGAATAGTTTCGTAGCGCTGATTCTGGCCATGGCCTGTTTTGCCGGATTCATCCTGGCGCTTGACGCGCGCAAACGGAAGGCCCTCCAGAAGCAGATTGATGAGCTAAAGAAAAGATGATGGCAAGAGTCCCCCTTTAGGGGGCTCTTTTTTTTTGCCTCCCTTCCACAATAAAAAAGAGGGGCCTTTCGGCCCCTCTCTCTCGCGGTGAAAAACTTACACTCGTCCATGTGTCTTCCTCCTCCCTCTCTACCAGCATCTCCACCCTGGGGTGTGATGTTGCCGGGCTTGTAGGCGCACCGGCGGCCTATGTCCCCTTTGGGGCTCGCTTTCTGCCCCTACAAATGCGTATACAGCCCTGTTTCGGCTGCGAAGACTGCCTGGAGCTGGTCGAAGTAAATGCCTTCGACCGTCTCCTCCGTTTCGACGTCTCCCCACTTCCCCAGCTTGCAAAACCGGAGGTCGTAGACGTCGGCTGGGGTCAATGTGACCTCCAGGTAGTTATACCTTGCGGATCCCCTGAATTTAAATCGCAGGGAATCCCTTGTAGCCACAAGGTGTTTTGCACCAGTCATGGCGACAAACATGTTGCCGCCGAGCTGGTCCAGTATCGTCGTTGCTACGGTGGTGTCCATTTTCGTCCTCCCCCTTGTTTTTTTACCTGACGGGCCTCATCAGTGGCGGCGTCACCGCCAGACGCCCGCGAAGGGCGTTTCGGCCTAGGCTTCCTCCTCGTCGGGGATATAGTCGACCTTTCGGTGAAGATGCCAGGGGCCCTTCGGCCCCTGCCCCCTGGCATTAAGTTCTACAGCTCGATGACGTCCGGTGCGTCGCGCAGGATTTTCATGTACCGCAGATGCTGGTACATGTACTGCGGACCCTGGTTGATCTCGACGACCTCGACCTGGCCGCCGAGGGGTGTGGTGTGCAGAGTGACAACCTCTTCGATGCCCTCGCTGACCTCCTCGCGGCTTGCCTCGGCCTCCTCGGTGCCCTCGGGCAGGGCGATGGCGATCCCGTCCTCGTCGCTGCCGGGGTACGTCTCCCAGAACTCCATGTGGCCCGGAATACGGGAACTCTCGATCCAAAATCCCATGGCGATCCCTCCTTTTAGGGGCTATATGCAACCTTTCGGTGAAGATAGTAGGGGCCCGAAGGGCTCCCGCGCTACGCGTCATCTCCCTTTTTCGCGATCGCCTCACGGGCGTTGTGGATGCCCGTGAGGACGCACGTGTACTCTTCTTTCAGGGCGGCGAGCGCCACCCGTTTCCAGGCGGCGAGGGCCTCCTCTGGCGTCGGCGCGCGCCCAATCTCGCACCGACTCTTCATCCAGGAGGTCAGCCGATCGAACTGGCTTAGGCCCTCGACGCTGAACTCACAAACGTCACGGTATCTGTCGCTGAAACCGTGACGCAGCGTCACCAACCCCTGATGCCTCCCCTGGGCGGGGGAGATATACAGGTCCTCGACGCCGATGCCGTTGAACACGTCGAGGAAGAATTGCAAGGTGGACTCGATCTCAGACGCGGCGGCGAGTGCCGCCTCCGGGTGGGCGGCTGCCATGGCCCGTGTGACCTCGGGGCCATATCCGCGATGCCCCGCCTCCCGGAACACGGCGTACCACCCCGCCGTGCCGTGGGGCGGCGTCGTCGTATCGTGCTGCTCCACCCCTCCGGAGAAAAAATCATCTCCGTGGGGCATGGGCCCCTCAGTGAACCACGACATCTTTTTCCTCCTTCCCCCGCCCGTGCGGGAATCAACGGGGCCTGTGCCCCGGCCTCATCAGTGGCGGCTCTACCGCCAGACGCCCCTTGCGGGGCGTTTCGGCCTAGGCGTCGTCGACGTCGTCGACGTCCTGCAGGGCCTCGAGGTGCTCCGCGATGAACTCGCGGAGTAGACGCCGTTTTTCCCTCATCGAGTCGGCCAGCTCGTAGTCTGCCGACTCGCTGACGGGGAGGGGGTACTCGCTGTACCCCATCCCCTTGCAGATGGCCCGCTCGACCATCTGCAGGAGCTTAAGGTCATACTGCCCCACGGGTTCGCCGTCGTACATCGCGAACCCGTGGACTAGTGCGTCTTGGACGCTGCGCCCCCACTGGCCAATCGTGCCAGCAGAGGCAAAAAACCCCACGTGGACACTGCTACCGCGCCGGGTGACGCGGTAGAGATCCCCGCGCCGGATCGGGTCGTGGTGCAATGAGAACCTTTTCATTCTGTCCTCCTTCCCCCGCCCCGTGGCGGGAGCACTGTCCCCCCTTGCGCCCTGTGGCGCAGGAGGGAGGGAGAAAAAAGGGGAGCCGAAGCCCCCCCTTTGTCGGCGAGGCCTAGCTTCAGGCCTCGCCGTTGGCCCGTGCCGCCATCCGGCGAGCACGGGCAAGAGAGCCCGCCGGAAGCTCCGGGGCGTAAAAGCCCCGGTGGCGGAAGATTGCTGTCTTCCGCACGGATCCGTCCGGGAGCGTCTCTTCGACGGACTCCCGTACGGAGAAGGCGTACACGGGCGCGATGCCCGCGTTCGCTAGCTCGCGTTCGAGTGGGGCCATCAGCCACATGGCCCCTCCGATCATGGCGAGGACCTCGTCGCCTTCGCCGACGTTCCCCGCCGCCCGCCGGGCGATTTCGGCAATCGCCCGGGCGCGAGCCTCGGGCTCCCCGTCGCGGGGGAGCTCCGTGAAGGTGAGGAGCTCCTTGAGCTCCTCGTGGTCGGCCCCGGTGAGGTCGACCACCCCGGCCTCGACCTGCTCGGTCGAGGCTTGGTGCTGCGTGAGATTCAGGATCATCCTGAATCCCTCCTTTCTGCCCCATCTGGGGGCGATGAGATCGGGCCGAGGCCCGTCGTTTCCTTTGTTCCCCCCGCTTGGCCGCCCGGAAAGGGCGTTGCCCGCCGACCGCAGCGTGGAGGCGCGGGGGTTGGTCGGCATCTACGGCCAGGAGCTAAACCTGGTCGTAGAGTTGTACCTCGCCGCGTCGGCGAGGCAGGAGGCGGTATTCCGTCACCGCCTCCGCCGAAGGAGCCACGTAGATCGTGGCCCCCACGGCCTTCTTCGCCGATTTCCCCCGCGCAAGGGGCGCGTAGGGTTCGGCGTCGTGGGCCCGGACGACGTAGATGCTGCCGCCCGGGCCCGCGTACTGCACGGCCTGGTCCCAGGACGTGGTGAAAAACGCCACGTCCCGGAACCCCCGCCTCTCCTCTTCCCCCGCACGGATGTTTCCCGTGCGGGACGAGGGGAGAATTTCCCTCAGGCCCCGGATGGGGCTCCCATGTAGAAGTTCCATCCGGGGCCCCCTTTCCGGGGCCTCGCGGCCCGTTTCGACCTAGTTCCCCTCCGCCCGCATGAGGCGGAGGGAGAGGGGCAAATCCCACGCCGACAGAGTCTCCGCCCTGTCGGCGTCGTCCATCCCGAGGTCCAGACGTCCGTAGGCGTCGTACCTCGGGGCCGGGGCCTTGTCGGCCCCCTCCTCGTCGGCGCGCTCCTCGGTGATCTCGATTACGATCACCGGGATCGCTTCCAGGCCCGCCAGTCTCGCCGCGGCAATGCGGTGAGACCCGGTGTGGGCCTGGAGGCCCATGGGTGACTGGGAGGCCAAGATCGGCCGCCCCTGCCACCCATGGGCCTCCATGGATGCCGTCAGGGACGCCAGTTTTTCAGCGTCCCTGACCTCGTGCGGAGGCTCGACCTCGTTGGGGTCGGCCTCCGCCTCTGCTTCCGTTAGGGTGACCGTCCATAGGTCACCCCACTCGTCCTGGATCTGGGGCATGACGGTCACCTCCTTCCTTTTTTTTTTGCCCTGGCAGTGGCTGGTGTCGTCGACCTCGCCCGGCTCGCGCTGCCCCTGGGGGGGCTTCGCGGCGGTCATGGCGCGGGTGGCTGACGACGCTGCCCGATGCCAGTCGATGGGTGCCAGGGGATACTTTCCCGCCCGGCTTTCTGTCGGCCGCCCATCGCGGCCTTCCCGTTGTCAAGGTCCCT